ATGCAGAGGAGGAAGAAGTAATAGACCCAAAATCCTAGCCAGCCAGTTAAAAAAGGATAACTGGATGATGCTCAAGTTTGGGGTAGCCAAAGAATTAGGCAAAACGCTCCACGAAATAGGCAGCATGACAGAAGCAGAATTAATAGGATGGAGTGCCTACTTTCAAGTAATAAATGAAGAACAGCAAAAAGAATACGATAAGATTAGAAGAAAAAGGTAGTGCTATTCAGTTTATTTAATGTAAACTAGAATAAATATTTATTTTTGGATCGTGGCATATAACGCTGAGATTAATGTAAGTGTAAGAAATTTAAACCAAGTACAAGAGTTAGAAAGTAGCTTATCGAATGTAAGTAGAACTGTAAATTCACTTAATAAAGTGGGTGCAAGTTCGGGTGCAAGAACCAGTACAAGTTCTACAGGAAGAAATTCAAACGCAGTAAAATCACAAAGAGAAGTAAATCGTTTAAAAAGAGTCGAAGTTGATGCAGAGCAACAAATAGCAAGATCTCAAGGTATAAGACTTAGAAAATTAGCTACGAGTATGAACTCTATGGTTAATAAAAGTGCTGCGTTGTTAGATAGACAAACACCAACAGCACAATCGAGGCGATTACCTAGTGCCAGTATGCTAAAGGGTGACTCTAGAGGTATTCAAAGACTTATTCCTGCTAGAATTACTGACGAAGCTAAGGTCAAAGGTAGTGGATTTACAGCAACATCAAGTAAAATTGCTGAAAATTTTGAAAATAGAATCTCAGCAGCTAGAAAGAGATCGGATGCAATAAATAAAGGACTTATAGGCTCTGAAAAACAGCGAAATAGACAGATTATAAGCGTAAACAGAGCTATAGATAAACAAAATAGAAGTACAAGACGGCAATCTGCCAACTTAGTAAAGTTAGCGGATAGCTTTGGAAAGTTAGGAGCAGGAGTAGGTAAGTTTCAGGAAGGATTAACGAAAACTAGAGGGCCAGGTGGAGGTATGTTAGGGCTTCCTAGTGCTCAGATGTTAGATACAAGAGTTAAAGCAACTGGACAAGCAGGAGGGTTTGCTAGAAATATTCCTAGATTCAGGATGCCCAAATTTGATAGAGGATCGGCTCTATCTAGTGCTGCTATAAGTGGTGGTTTTCCTTTATTGTTTGGGCAAGGTGTAGGTCCAGCAGCCGTTGGAGCTTTGGGTGGTGGTATTGGTGGTGGTCTAGGTGGACAAATGGGTGGTTTTGCAGGAGGTATTGCAGCCACAGCAGCACTTACAGCAATAACAAATGCTGTATCTGGAGTTGCAAAATTAGGACAAGCATTTAACAAGCTGAATCCAGACATAGATACATTAGTAAGCTCTTTAGGTATAGCTGGAACGGAAGAAGAAAGAAGAATACGTCTTATAGAACAAGCAGGAGGAAAGCAAGCTGCCTTAAATGCTGTAACACAGAAAATGAATGAAATATTAGGAACTGAAGCTGTTGAAAAAATAAAACGATTTGGTGAAGCATCTCAAGAAATAGGAAATGCGTTTGCTGAATTAATGTTAAAAATGCAAGCAGCAATAGCTCCATTTTTAGAGAAAATAGCAGAGGGAATTTCAGGATTTACTGGATCAGATGCAAACAGAGTGGATCGACTATCAGCAGGAGTTCCTGACGCAACTATAAGAGGAGCACAGGGTAAGATACGAGATTTGGAGGCAGAAAAAAGTGGTGCAGGAGCAGCAAGAGTAAAAGCTATAGGCAGAGAAATAGCAGGGTTGAACAAAATTATTAATCAAAGAAAACAAGAAATAGCAACTTTAAAAGAAGCAGATTTAATACGTTCTAATAACAATAAATTAATAAGTATAAAATTGAAAGACTTAGAAAAAGAAAACAAATTAAACAATGCGATAATAGCTGGAAAAGGAGAAGAAGCGTTAATTGAACAACAAATAAGCGATATACTTAAAGAACTAAAAATAGACGAAGATGTTTTAACTGAAGGACAAGAAAGAAGAATAAAAAATACTGTGACGGAGAATAGTAGGTTAAAAGATCAAGCAGCTATAGTTAAAGAAATAAAAGATGCTTATGAGGGCATGACGGAAACTGTCACTACCGATCTTAAGGAAGGAATAAAGGGATTAATTAAAGGAACTTCTACTCTTGGGGATATGCTAAATACAGTTGCCGATAGATTCTTAGATATAGCTCTTAATCAGGCACTTATGGGTAATCCAGCAGGAACAAGTGTAACAGGAGGAATATTTGGTGCAATAGCTGGAATATTTAAAGCTAATGGTGGTCCTGTAAAAGGTGGCAGTTCGTACATTGTAGGAGAAAAAGGACCAGAACTATTTACACCTGGAAGATCAGGAGCAATAACACCAAATAATAAACTTGGGGGTGGTGGTAGTACGAGTGTTGTTGTTAATGTAGACGCATCTGGAACAGATGTTCAAGGTGATGAAGCTCAAGCTAAAGAACTTGGAACTCTTATTTCTGTTGCAGTACAAGGAGAACTTGTTAAACAACAAAGACCTGGAGGGCTACTCGCTAGTGTACGTTAATGGCTACTTTTCCTAGTTTCGATCCACAATATTCTGCTACAAAACGTAGTCAGCCACGCTTAAGAATCACACAATTCGGTGATGGCTACCAGCAACGTACAACCTTTGGTTTAAACCAAGATCCTAAAGTATGGTCTCTTACTTTTAATGTCAATGATACTGACGCAGATACCATAGAAACATTCTTAGAAAATCAAGCTAAAAATGGTACTTCTTTTGATTGGTCTCCACCTGATGAAGCTACAACTTATAAATGGATCTGTCTTAGTTTTAATAGAGAAATGTTTGATTCCGATAGAAGTAGAATAACAGCTAGTTTTCAACAAGTATTTGAACCCTAATGGCAGTACCAGTTTCAGCATTACAAGAAATAAATCCTGGAGCAATTATAGAATTGTTCACTTTAGAACTTATTGCAAATTTACATGGATCAGCCACAGTTTATAGATTTCATAATGGTTCAAACATGAACGCTAATGGTGAACTTGTATGGAACAGCAACACATATCAAAGGTTTCCTATTCAATGTGAAGGATTTGAATTTACAGGAACAGGAACTTTACCAAGACCAACAATATCTGTCAGTAATATCTTTGGAACGCTCACTGCAATTATGCAAAACGTAAACCAGACAACAGTTGGTAATGATTTAAATGGTGCAAAATTAACAAGAATTAGAACTTTAGCTAGATATTTAGATGCTGTAAATTTTACAGGCAACACAAATCCGTATGGAACACCCGATCCATCAGCAGAATTTCCTCAAGAAATTTACTTTTTAGATAGAAAAATTAGTGAAAATAGAGATGTTGTCCAATGGGAAGCTATATCAGCCCTAGACTTGGTAAATGTAAAACTACCAAAGAGAATAGCAACTAGAGATATTTTCCCTGGCATTGGTACGTTTGTAGGATGACTTGGAAAGACATTGCACTTAAACACGCAAAAGCCGATTCACCTTTTGAAGCGTGTGGTCTTGTAATAATTCACAAAGGAAAAGAAAAGTATTTTCCTTGCAAAAATTTAGCAGATGACATGAATCATCAATTTATAATTGATCCTGATGATTGGGTAAAAGCAGAAGATAAAGGAGAAGTTATAGCTGTATTTCACAGTCATCCCAAAGCACCTCCAACTCCTAGTCAAGCTGATCTTGCAAGTTGTGAATACCTAGACTTACCCTTCTACATTGTTAATCCAGAAGTAGAACAATGGTATTCATTTAAACCTTCTGGGTATAAAAATGGTTTGATTGGTAGAGAATGGGTATGGGGAATCCAAGATTGCTGTACTTTAATTTATGATTGGTTCGATCAGGTTAAAGGTATAAAACTTAAAAAATGGCAAACACCAAAAACTCCAGAAGAATTTAGAGACAATCCATTATTTGAAGATAAAATACCACTAACAGGGTTTAGAGAATTAGAAGAAAATGAAGATTTACAAGTGGGGGATGTGTTATTAATGAAAGGAACTAAAGATAAATTAGATCATGTGGCTTTGTATGTAGGAGATCAGACAGTTTTTCAACATTGTAGAAAAAGATTGAGTAGTAGAGAAACTTACGATGGATATTTAATAAAATGTACAAAGAAGAGGTATCGTTATGCTTAGTAAAATAAGAGTTTATGGGAAATTAGCTCGTTTTTTAGGTGAACGTAGTTTTGACGCTGATATTTCTACACCAATAGATTCTTTAAGATTTTTACTGGCTAACTTTCCAGATGTAGAATGTCATATGATGGAACAAAGTTACAAGATAAGAGTAGGTAAGGATGAGATAGATGAGACAGAACTATTTAACCCATCAGGAATACAAGAAATTAAAATTATACCTGTAGTTACTGGTTCGGATGGATTAGGAAGAGTTTTAACAGGGGTAGCATTAGTAGCAGCCGTTGGATTTACAGGAGGCTTTGGTACGTTTGCATCTGGAACAGGATTTTTTGGTAGTTCTGGACTTGGATTTACAGCAGCAACGGGAGCAGGATTAGGAGGTACATTAGCAGCAGCAGCAGGAAACTTTGGTATCTACTTAGCATTATCAGGAGCAGCACAGATGCTTACTCCTGTTCCTACACCTCCAGGGGTTTCTGAAGATCCACAATCACAGAACTTTTCATTTAGTGGAGTACAGAATACATCAAGGGCTGGAACTGCTTTACCTGTAATCTATGGCGAAATTTTTGCTGGATCGCTAGTAGTATCAGCAGGAATTGATACAGTACAGATAAAAGGTACAGCATAAATGGGAATTGTTAATCGTTCTGAAGATGATGTAGTAGTAGATTCCTCGCTACCCTCTAGTGCCCTATCGAGTAAACAATTTGCGACTATTGTTGATGTTCTTAGTGAAGGTGAAATAGAAGGTTTTCCATCAGCAGCAGCATTTACAAAAGGTACAGCTAATTACAATACAGCAGCATTAAAAGATGTTTATTTAGGAAAAACTCCAGTATTAAGAGCTAGTGCCGATGCAACTGCCACACAACCAACAGATTTTAATTTTAAAGACGTAGAATTTGAACCTAGATTTGGAACGTCAGATCAAACATTTATTTCTGGTATTGTCAATATTGAGTCTGAAACAGGTGTTGGGGTCAAGGTAGAGAACGGCACTCCAGTATCAAGACAGATAACAAATACAAATGTAAATGCTATAAGAGCAACGATAAGATTTAACTCTCTTCAGAGTTTTGCTGATAATGGTGATGTTAATGGTGCAACTGTAAATTTAAAAATAAAAATTATTCAAAATAATGGAACGACTACAACACCAATAGACGATACTGTAACGGGAAGAAGTTCTTCCGCATATAACAGAGATTATAGAATTGATCTTCCTACTGGACTTAATTTTCCCATAACAATAAGTGTTGAAAGAGTAACAGCCGATGCTGCTGATGCAACAAAGTTAAGAGATGAATTTTTCTTTCAAGGATTTACTGAGATTATTGATGAGCAAAGACCATATCCTGATATTGCTCATGCAGCATTAAGGTTTGACTCACAACAGTTTTCATCCGTTCCAAG